CTGCCGGGAGGTTGACAGTGGCAGCCCCAGAGGCAGTGATCGATTGGGTGCTCTCGGCGTAGTAACCAAGGCCAGATTTCACCAAAATGTCATAAAGCCAAGTATAGCTGGCGTTGATGTAGCCGTGGATCTCGGAGTCGGAACAGAAGGTGGAATTAACCATGTCCGCACGTTCTCGGACCTTGGTGCGAAGCTGGGCCAGCGTAAACGTACGAGCCATGGTTAACCCACCACCTGTAAGCTAACTAGCGAACCCAGAACCCGAGATTGAACTCGTACGACGTCGCGCCAGTCTGCGAAGCCGCGTGGAGCGAGAGCACGTACGTACAGCCGGGCGGCAGAACAATGGGCGCGTGCGGAATGACAGCGTGGCACTGCGCCGTACCCTCCAGAACCATGCCGGTAGGCTGGACATGATCCGCGCCGTAGTCGAACGTATACTTATCGCCCACGACAGCAATGACGCTACGGATCAGGCCGCTCTGGATAAGCCGGACGTTGCTCGAGGCCGACGTCGTGACAAGCGCCCCGAAGTAGCACGTGGCCGACAGAGTCGAGCTCGCGTCGTGGTTGACGTTCACGGGGGTGATCGTCGAGCCGCCCGACGTGTAGCGCTCCACGCCGGTGTCGATCTTGGACACGTACCGGTGATCCGTGCCGTTGGCGCCGGCCGCCGTCACGATCAGGTGGAGCCGATCCAGATAGATCCGCTTGCCCTCGGCCGCCGTGTAGGTGTTCTTGAGCACCAGGAGGCTCTCGGCGTCAGAGAACGCGCCAGTAGCCGCGATCCCAGCGATGCCGGTGCCCGGAGTGGGGTTAGAGGCGACGAAATACGAGCCCTCGTCGGCCAGGGCATAACAGCCCTTGCCAACGAGCTGGCCGTAGGCCTCGCCGAAGCGCGAGCCACGGGCGGGGGCAATCGCCCCCTCGGTCGTGGCAGCCGGGATAGTCCGGCGGGCCTCGAGCTGTTCCTTAACGTAGTCAGCCATGGTTTATTCCTTGCCTAGGCAGTGAGCCCGGTGCGGCGGAAGATGCAGATAAAGTTGATACGATTGTTGGCGTTGGCGGAGACGTCGTCCACGGCGCCGCCGGAGGCGTCAAAGACTCGAATGGTGAGCGTCTTAGACGCCTGGGTATAGACGCCAACCTGGCAATACTTGTCGTCGGCCGAAGCCAGCTGAAGGCAGGCCACGCCCGAAATCATGTCCGGGTAGGCCTCATGAAAGGTGATGGTAAAGAGCCCGGCGCTAGTCCGAGCCACGCTCCAGCCAGCCCCCTCATTGCTCGCAGCCGAAACCGCGCCAGAGCCGTTGGGAGCGAAGGAGCCCGCCACAATGACGTATTCCTTGCCCTCGGCCCGGATGGGCGAAGTGATCTTAGCCATAGTAAATCCTTGTGTTTAGACGGGGCGGGCCAGGCCTCCGCCTAGCCCAACCCCGTCAAGGCCAACTAGATAGACATCACGCCGTTAAACGCCGGGGCCGTGCAAACTAGCTGGCCGTAGTAGCGGGCGCGAACCTCGATCCCGTCGTCCGAGGCCTGGCGGATCGCGTTGTTGCCATCGTCCATAACCAGGTGGGGGAAGCCGCCGAGGTGATGGAGCTTCCACGTGTCCATCTGGAGCACGTAGCCGCGGTTAGAGGGGCAATCGGGATCCGGGAAGACGGTGAGAACCCCGGCCGACGTGTAGATCTCAACCCCGCGGAAACCGACGCCAGCCTTCCCGCCGCCATCGTTGTAAACAACCTTGGATCCGAGCTCCTTAACGAGGGTGGAAAAGTTGGTGTGGTTCAGGTAGGCCGCATCCGGCCGCCCACCCACCATGACGCACTTCTCGGCGAGCGTAAGCAGGTTCTCGCTGATGGGCGCCGAGCTGTTATCCAGCCGGTTACCAGCAAGCCGAACCGTATCAACCGAGCGATCGACGCTAAAGAACGAGTCACCGGCCGTAGGCGCCGTGAGCGGCAGCCATCCGGCAAGGCCCTTCATTTTGACGCCCGGATCGCCCTCCGGGAAGAGGTAATCGTTGTCGGCAAACGAACCGACGAGCGACGCATCGTTGACGGTAACCGTGCCAGCGTCCAGATCAACCGCCGTGACGTACACAACGGCCGAGTTGGTGCGGAGGCCCGAAGCAGAGTCATTCGGACCCGCAACGAGCGACATGCCAACGCTAAAGTTCTTGGCGTCAGCGGGAACCGTCAGCGTGATCGTATTGCTGGACAGCGAGCTCCGGCGGCCAATAGAGCCCGAGCCCGAGCCGTAGCACGCGATCGAGGCCGAATGCCCGAGCTGGTCGAGCATCATGTCGATCTGGCTCTTGCGAGCCTCGACAAAGGCGCCCGGGTTGTCGCGCGAAGCCATGATGGCCTCGGCGTCGATCGTGGTAACCGCGTAATCCTTCGCGCGGGTAACGACCCACTGCTCCGACTTCGCCGGGGCAATGTTGGTGTTCGTCGAACGGGTGACGGCCGTGCTCAGCGAGGCCGAGCGGGCCATCGGGTTGCCGTACCAGATCGGCACGGCCATGTTGGCGCCGGTGAAGCCGTCCTTCTTGGCGAGCTTCGAGAGGAGAACGCGATTACGGCTCGCGACGTTCTCCGGCACGCCGGCCGGATAGAGCGTCTTGAGCATGTCTGCAAAAGTCGTAGTGGTAACAGCGGAAGCCATGACAGGTTGCTCCTGTCAGGCCCTCGTAAGGCAATGCTAAAAGGCTAAATTGATTAGTCTTGCAACTTGCCGAGCAAGGCGAGCTTCGCTCTTTCGATGCGCTCTTCCTCGCTCATCGGGGCCTGACGCTTGGTGGTTGAGGTTGCAGTCTTTGACTGCGATAGCGTCTTGGCCGGAGTCTCTGCTTTGGTGGCCGGAGCGGATTCCGTCTGCTTAGGCTTAAACAGCTCTGCGAAAATTGAGGCCTCTTCCTCGAGAGTCTTGTTATAGGCCTCAGCCACCTCCGCCGGAGTAGGCGTGGTGGGATCGCCAGCTTCCATGCGCTCGCGCGCCAGGTTGCTGGCTACCTGCATAAGAGAGCTGAGCGTTTCAGCGGGACGCTTGGAGTACGCTGCCTTCACGAAAAGCGCATCAGTAGCCTTGGCCAGGTGATCGGCCACGCTTGCCTGATACGTCGTGATAAAGCGCTGCGCCTCTGCCTGCTGGGCCGCCTGTTCCCGGGCCTGCCGCTCTCTTTCGAGCTGGCCGCGGAGCTCCTCGATCTGCTTCTGGAGCGAATACTGCTGCTTCTGCTCTTTGAGTTCCTTAGGGGCCTGATCCCCCATTTCTCTGGCTAGAAACTGGCCGCTGATGTCTCGAAAACCACTCTTAACCCCGAGAACCTCCTCATAGAAGGCGACAGGATCCAGAACGGCCAGATTCTTCTTGGCCTCGAATTCCTTGGCCTTGGCGAGCGCCGCCTCGAGTTCGGCCTTCTGCTTCTCCAGGGCCGCCTTGGCCGCGGCAATCTCCTGGTCGGCCTTCTTTTTGGCCCTGTGGACGGCCTCGAGGTGCTTCGAAACCTCGGGCGGGGGCGCGGCCTCTTCGGCTGGCTTGTCCGGTCTGGCGGTCTGTCCACTGTCAGCGGACGCATCCGCCTTGGGCTCCTCTTTGGTAACCGGCTTTTCCTCGGTAACCACAGGAGGCTCTGCCGGAGCCTCGCCCACGAGCTTGGCAGTCGCCAGGGCGATAAGATCGGGAGCAGTTTCCGTAGCCTCGGCCTGAACCTCGGCGCCGCTTTCAACTTCGGCCATGTGGGATATCCTCTTTGACTTGCGGAAAACCCGGGCCCATGCCTATAACCAGTGCATGGACAGCCCGCGGGTTAAGGAGCTCCTGGCAAAGCTCGTTGACGCCATCCAGGAGGAAACCAGAAATCAACTACTTGCAGCCCTAGGCGGGCCCGCCAAGGCCGCTAGGCAGGCCCCGGCCGCGCCAGTGGCCAAGAAGGCCGTCAAGCGCGATATGTCCTGCATCGCCCCAGGCTGTAAGAGCCGCTCCAAGGGGCCACGCTTTCGCTTCCTGTGCGAAAAGCACCTAAAGGCCTCGTCCAAGGACGTGGAATCCTGGCGGGCCGCTAGGTCGGGATAAGCTGCATAGCCTCCGGGGCCAAGGCAGCCGTAGGCTGTCCACCGGCCGGATCCATAGGTCCTGCCGTGGCCATGGCCGGATCCACAGGCATAGGCGGGGGGGCCGCCGGATCCGCAGGCGTCGCAGGAACGGGCGGGGCAGGAGGGTTAAGCATACCCTCCGCCTGGCTCATCCACTGCCGCATGGCCTCGAGAATGTCTTCGGGGGCGTTCTCGTGCCTGGCCTTGAGATAGGCCATCTGGACGCGCCTGAGCCCCTGCTGCAAGTCCTGATAGGGCTCCGGCACAGGCTGCTTTCCGTCCAGGAGTTCCTCGATGGTGGCCTCGATGTCCTCGATGGCCGCGTTAGCCAGTGACTTGGTACGCTCTAGGTCAGAGTGGCCAAGGAGCCGCCTCGCCTCATCCGTATCGATGAGCCCGGCCTGGGCCCAGTCCATAACGTCCTGCTTACGGCCGGCAGGGAGCCGACTCAGGATGCCGGCAGCCTCGATGGAGAGGCTATACTTATCCTCGTCAAGCTCGACCTGATCCCACTCGATCTTTTGCACCAGGTTCTTGGCAGAGAAGACGCTAACCACCCGTCCGCCATCGCCGTGGATCTCCCTGGAGATCTCCACGAGCATCTTGGCGATTTCCAGATGTAGTGACTCGTAACGCTGGGCCTGGATGGAAAAGCGCTCGGTTTCGATATTGTTCAGCTCGCGGAGCGCGGCACCGGACTCAACGTCCTGCGGCTTCTTGCTCGAGGCTGTGAGCTGGGAAATGCCTGCGAACTCGTACGCGGAGCGCTTAAGCGTCTCCTTGTACTGGTAAACATCGTTGCTGATGGCCTGCGGCGTCAGGAAGATGGGCGGCTTCCCGCGATAGGGGATGATGGCCCCGATCTGGTTGGTGATGTGGGCCTTGAGAGTCTTGGAGGCCACATCCACAAAGATGCGCGGGGTAGAAATCAAGTCCTGACACGCCGCGATAAACTTATTCAGCTTGTTGATTCGGAGCTGGATCCCGGTGAGCTGGGCGGCCAGCCCCTGGCCATAGAAGCCGACGACGGGCTTGCTCCAGTGGTAGAACCGGAACGGGAACGATGGCCCGCTCCACTTCTTGTCCTGGAGGGTGACGTTATCCAGACAGATGGTGTGCCGGCCATCGTCGGCTCCAGGCCCCGAGGGCAGGTGCCACGACTCGATGACCACAACCTGGTTGTCTTGCACCTGCCGATATGAGACGTACTGACGATCGTTCTTGTTAGCCAGTTCGATAGCGTTGGCGTGCTTCGGAAAATCAGCCTTCAAAACCTCGCGATCGACAAAGCAGCGATGGTGGAGTTGGCGGGGATTGCCCGTCCGACACTCCATCTCATCCACGATGATGTCATCGATGAGGCATCGCTCGAGCTTGATGTCGTTTCCGTCCCGGAACACCTTAACGACGCCGGTGCCGAAGATGCAGGCATCGCGGAACACATCCGCCGCGACGTCATAGACGTTGAGACGATGAAAGAGGCCTTCTACGAAACGCTCCAGGAGCTTGGCCCGGCGCTGGGCGGTAAAATCAGCCCCGTCCGTCAAGAAAGTTGCACGCGGCCGGTTCTTGGCGATCATCGATGCCGCGGTGTCGATCACCGAGCAGATGACGTTTTCCTCGCCAGCCAGCGGCTTGCGGCCGTACTGGCGGCCGCGAACCGTCCAATCTAGGCCAAGGAGATCGCAGTTGGCATAGAGCCGGGCGTGCCAGATATTCTCCTCGTGGAGGTAATCCTGCTCCTCCTCAAGGGCACGCACGTACTCAAAGACAGACTCGTGCGCCTCCCCCTTCGGGGACGTCCACCACGCGGGCGTATCCATGGAGCCTTACGACTTCTTGGTGAGGCGCGGAACCTGGCCATCGGGCCAGAGATCGGGATCGTCGTAGATCGTTACGCGAGGCTGCTCGGCCTCCGGCGTGGCCTTGAGCTTCTCAAGCTCTTCCGCCATGGCCGCATTCCACTCGGAGGCCAGGTCGGGAGCGTCTCGCTCGAGCTCGACCTCTCCCACCTTGACGCGGCGGAGGCCGTGGCTTTTCATGAGCGCCAGGAGGCGCTCCACCTCGTCAATCGTCATTCCAAACCTCTTCTAAGTTATCGCGCTCCCACCAGTCAGTTTCGGCGTTGCGCTCGTATTGCTCGGCCAGGCGGGCCTCTTCCTGGGCCTCTGCCCAGGCGTAATAGGCCTCGGTGCCGCGCTTTGGCGCCTCAACCACCTGCCGGGTGTAGTGGTGGAAACAGTGACGCCAGAGGTAGACAAAGGCGTCGATCGCGTGATCAGGAAAGCCCTTGTCGATGTCCTTGCCGCGCTCGTCCCACTGCGCGTATTTCATCTGCCGCTCAAGATGGCTCCCGCGGAGCACCTTGATGCGGCCTGCCATGAGATCCGAGTTACAGAGCTCGATGTGATCGCGCTTTTCCTGCTTCTCTGCCGGCTGGATATCGAACCCATACTCAGCGTTGAGAGACTCGATGATCGTCCTGCCGAGGCCGCCTCGGTCGCCGATCATGGCGTCGAATTGGCCGAAGATCTGCTCAGCCTTGCGCAACTCCCTGGCTATCTCGGAGACAACCAGGCCAGGCTGTGCGAAGCTGTAGACGTGGTACATCGTGTCGCACGTCTCGCTGTACGCCGCGACCTCGATGTCCGTGTCATCGTTAAAGCCTAGGTCGACCCCTAGGACGAAACGCCACTCATGGCCATCGGGAAGGCCAAACGGGTTACCCTCGGACAGTTCCGGTAACCAAGAGTTGCGCTCATCGTTGTAGCGAAAGACGAAGCCGGAATCGTCGGCCACCCACTGGCCCAGGTACTCACGGCGCCAGATGGGATCATCGTCGTGCCACCGGTTGGCCTCCTTGTCTGCGAGGAAGCCTTGCCAGATGTGTGGCATCGCCTGGTTATCAGAGGTATTCCAGGAGTGTCCCGACCAGGTAAACGGCCGTTCCCAGCCTTCGCGCGATCTCCAAGGCCTCGTAATCGCTGAGCCCTCGCGAGTCGCTTCGTAGAAAACGCCTGCCAGGATGGCACCCGGGGTGCCGGCCATGATCAGCGTACCGGCCCTGTCGTGCAGCGCAGGCTCGATGACCTGCTTTACGAGCTCATCGATGATGTCTGGCGGAAAGCTTTTGGACTCGTCCAGGACGACGACGTCATAGGGCTTGCCGCGGAGCTTATCGACGTCGTGGGCCGTTTCGGCCCCGGTGAGCTTGATGGAGCCGCCACGGGGGAATGTGGCTACCAGGTTGGTATTGTGGAAGTTGATACCAAGTTCCAACTCGGTATCTAGGTGTTTGAGCTCTTCCCAGATGAGGCTCTGGGCCGTTCCCCGCGTCATGGTGATGTAAACGCAGTTGGCGCGGGGCCTGGTTAGACAGGTGGTAACCAGGAGGGTGGTTAGCGCATACGTCTTACCCGCGCGACGGGGACAAAGCAGCGTCTTTTTGCGGCTGGGATCGTTCAGGAAGTCTAGCTGTTGCTGGAAGAGCCTGGAGCGGAGGAGCGAGGCCTTGCGTTCAGCTTCTTCGGCAGAGCCAGCCGCCAAATCCCTCTTCAGCCTGGCAAAGAGGGCATCTTGTACTTTCTTTTTCTTGGCCACTTAGCAGCCAAAGCACGCCCGTGCACCACCACAGGGCGGCCAGGAGAAAGCAGAGATAACCAAAGAGCACTACTTCTTGGACTTGACGCGTTTCAGGGCGTCAGCCAGAGGCTCGCCGATAACAGCCTTCTCGTTGCGGCCCATCTCAAAGCCATCGGCGGCAGATTCGTCGGGGTAGTAATACAGGACGTTGCCCAGCGGAACGAATACGGCCTGCCCGGCGTGATCGCCGCGCGTATGACGAATAACCACCGAGCCGGCCTCGAGCCGGATATCCAGCGTTTCCTTGGTGCGGGCGTCGCCCATGCTAAAGCCGTACTCAACCCGGCTATCCCGAAGCTTCACAGCCTCGCGGAACCTAACCTGCTTCAGATTCATCGGCTTCGGCCTTTCGGGATCGGGCCAGAACTGGCATCCAGACGGCCTGGCGGCGACCACGGAGCAGCTCGGCCACGATTGGCGTGCGATAGGTATAGAAAAACGGCTGTGAGACGTGAACGCCAGCGGCTCGGAGCAGTGCCTTAGCCACGCCCAGGCGCCGATACGGCTGCTTTACATACACGTAGTGGACGAGGGGCTTATCAAAGCCACGCTCTACACAGGCCCAGCCATAGATATCGCTCTTGGCCTCGTCTTCCCCTGGCACGTAGGCCACGTAAACCACGGAGCCGCGATCTAGAAGCTGCTGGATGGCTAGGCGATAGGCGTCGTAGTACAGGTTAAACGGCAGGAGCCCGGCTGCGTTGCTCGTCTTGAAGCTCTTGAGCCAGCTGGACATGACAAAAGGCATGTCGCGGCTCTCTGCCGGGCGGAAGGAGATCACCTAAAACTCTTCAGTCTCAGCGTCGTCGGCCCTGGCAAAGGCCTCGGCAAAGAAGCGCTCGTCTTCGGCGTCAGCACAGGCGAGGCACAGGACAAAACTCTGCTCCTCGCCAGTCTCTGGATCCCAGCTGACAACGATCGTGCCATTGTCGCAGTTATCCGCGCCGCAGTTGTGACAACCACTCATTCGTACTTTGTGAAGCCGGTTACCGTAGGCAGATGCTTGAAATACTCGCGCCTGGGCTCTGCCTGCTTTGGCTCCGGCTCCTTGCTCAGCGAGGCAAAGAACTGCTTACGGAGTTCCTGAAAGCAGGGCCGGCAAAAGTCCTTGCCGGTGCCCTCGACATCCAGGTACCAGTCCTCGTGGCGATAATAGCCGCCGTCCAGAGTCCAACTGCCGTCTTTCTGCTGAGTCAGGTTGGAATCGTGCGTCATCAGTCGGCATTCCATTTCACGTCGGCAGCGATCGCAGGCGTGGTAACTGATGTGCACCTGGACGGTTTTTGTCAGCTTCATTTGGTTTCCAGCCTCGACACAAGCCGGGCCCGGTACTCTGGCGGCAACGTCCCGAACCACTCCACCATCAGGTCGATCCGGCCCTCATGGCCCAGCTCATCGGCCTCGTCCCTGGCATCTTTCTCCAGGGCCCTGGCTTCCTTGAGCAGGCCAGAGATAGCCCGGGCCAACTTGGTGGCCTCGGCCGTGTGGTGGGCGTCGTAGCTGTCTTTGGCGTTGATCTGGTAATCCAGCTTGTCTAGCTGGCGCCGGAGCTGGCGGAGGCTCTGCCCTGTGAGCTCGTCCAGGGATGGAGTACCCTCGCTCCTGGCTAACGGCTCTGTCGGGGCAACAAAGCTAGACTGGATTCCCTTGGCCCGGCACCGGCTGCAAGCGTCGCCGGAGTTATGGACTAGCTGATCACAGCCCGGCCCGGCACACCTGACGCTCACCCCAGAGCAGCCATGGCCGTGAACAGGCCGATCAGGGCCGTGGACTCGCGAACGGCTTTCCTGCGAGCCGGCTGGAAGAGGCAAACGCAAGGCTCAACGCTCACGCTCGTCCTAAACTCGCGAAACGGCTTCTTGCCATAGCGCCTGGCCTGACCGTGGAGCGGCTCCGATCTGGTACGGTGCCAGACAACCTCGCCAGTACCGTTGCAACGGTTGCAGTCCAGTCTGGGGAGCTCCCCGGCGTGCCTGGCCCGGCGGATGTCCCACCAAAGCTCATTGTTCTCGGCGTCAAAGCTGGCTCGAGCGCGCTTCAATCGGCTTCTCCTGGTAATCCGACTGGTTACCTAGATCGATAACCAGTGGTGCGAGGCCTGTGCGTCCGCGTGGCCTGTGAGCAAAGGCGGGGCAGGCTGGCGCTATGCCAGCTATTCAATGCAGCCTTTTCAGGGGCCTGCCCCGAATTGGTTTTTGGGGATCCAGTAGCGCGGGGCTAGAGGCCCGAGGTACCCCACCCCCAAAGGGGGGGGTGATCGGGCCCCGTGCCCCACCCGGCCTCACCTGAACTAGGCCGGCTTTGGGTTGGTGCTCGGGTGAAAAAGCCTTGCTTTTGGTTCTTTCCTAAGCAAGAACGCTTGCTTAAGCCCAGAATCGGCCTTCGCCCCAGGATGGCCTATGTCCTACAGGGTACCGGTTAGCTCGAGTGCGGCTCTTTTCGGGACGTCGCACACGCGGCCGCTGGCGGAGCCAGTTTCGCCGGAGCCAGTTTCGCCGGAGCCGCCAACTCATCTCCGTTGACAATCCGCATGGCTCGAGCGAAGCAAGCTTCGTGATAAGGCCCTTCAATGCTCTCCGTTAACGGCTCTCTGCAGAACGAAAAGATGCAGAGTTTCAGTGGCTTAGCCATGCGTGGGTTCTCTGCTTTTGTCGCGCTTCGCGCCTTACCGCTCGCGCGACTCTCGTTGCCCGCAGGGCGCGAAGACTCAAACTAATCCGCTAGTTATGCCAAGCACCGGCCCAAAACCACATGTACAGCGGCCACGCCTTGTCTTGGCTAGGTGGCAACTGCCACAAAGCAGCTGGAGCACGTCTGGATATCCAGAAGCGATAACCCAGCGGTAAAAACACCGATTGGCACCACGCCTTGAGCCACGGGCTCGCCTGTGCGCGGCTCCAGAACCATCGATATGGTCTAGGCTCAACTTGTCTGGGTCCGGCTCGGAGCAGCAAACGCAGCGGCCACCATAACCAGCATA